AAATCCACCGCCGTCTCGCAGACAACCCCCGGGGATCATAACCAGAAGGGCCTGAGCAACGCGGTCCGGTCTTCGTCCAAGAACGATCGGTAAGCTGAGAGTTCCCACGACTCCATGCCCAGCCTCGTGCTGGGCTTTTTGCATTAGCTTCAGAGCATTCCTGGCCTGGAGGCGCCCAGCCGGGTAGCGGTTGGAATGTTGAAGCAGGCTGTTATGAAATGAATCGCCTGGTCGGGCCCTGTTCGCCGGTTCGCCGGCTCCTACGGAGGACAGGAATAACGCCCTTCGTACCAGCCGTTGCCTTATCGCCAATCGGACCGGACGAATCCCGCCATGCTTGGTAAACTGGCGGCCATCAACCTTTCCATCGCTTGCCAGCGGGACCCACCGCCTGGCTTCGCTGAGTTCGTGTCCCAGACTTATGCAATCTCAAGCCGCTTCCTCCTTGCGCACCTAGCCATCCCGCCGCTTCTCCGTGGCACCGATGATGGATTGGGCAGGTGTTTCCTGAATCCCTTGTAGCACTAGGCATTCAGCGACAGCGCCCTAGGCGCGTACCAAATTTTTACCACCCCTGATATCCCTCATCTGACTTAAGCATGGGCCGGAGTGGGTACGCATCGAAGGCAAATAGCCCTATGCGCACCCCGATTGTGCTGGAGTATCGCCGCAGAAATCGCCCTAACCCCATAAGCAATGGGCTTAGGCGCTTTTTTTGCGCTTGCCGCCTCCTCCGAAGGGCATGGGGTGGCGTAGAACGGCGCTAGACTTGGCCCTGTCAGCCCGCTAGCCAGGCTGGTCCTGACAAACCGACAGCAAACAGCAGACTCGCTAATTTGGCTGGGCACATTTGGTATAAGCCATTGAATTAAAAGGGGATGTAGTACGGAGTCATCAGCTACATACCGCCTTACAAAAATGCTTTGACCACCAAGGCTAATCCCTCCTCGGTGTTGCCGTCCTTGTCTCCTCACTAACAATCAGGCAGCGTCTATTAAGGCGATACTGAAAGCTATCCCTCTATCAGCTTTCCAAAGCAACGGTTTTTGTAGTAGCGTTCAGCCATCCCTTCACTGCCTCGAACGGGCACGGAACGCAGGCCTCTCGCAAATGGATATCAAAATTGAAGTAGCTCTTCCTACCGCCGCCTCAACTAAAGAGCGAGGAGACTTACTCGAAGATCTAGCAGCAAAACTTCTTGCCGCGCAACACTACAAAGTAATCAAAGAAATTCGCCAAACCGCTGTAGAACTTGACCTACTGTGCGAACACAAAATAAGCGGAAAAACTATCTACGTAGAGTGCAAAGCATACCGAGACAAGTCAATTGATGCCAACATCTTAAAGAATTTGGCCGGAACTCTATCGCTATGGGATTACTCGGAGGCCTGGATCATAAGCACCTCCCCTTTTGGAAAAGAGGCCAAAGGGTTCATTACTCAATGGCAAACCAAGCCAAAAGGTCAAGCGACATCTTTAAGTTTTTACGAGCCGGCAGATGTTGTGGATTCACTGATATCTGCAAACGTTATTAAGGCTCCTCCATCGGCTCAAGCTTCATCCTACTGCGGCAGCCCAAATTTTTTGGGTGACTGGCTCTTACTTGTTACTCCTTACGGTGATTTTTGGGCCATCACAATCCTGTCAGGAGGCATTCCGAATAAAGCGATTTTCTATTATGCAGCCAACAACGAGCCAGTATCAGATCAGAAATTGCTTACAAACTTGCTAGCAACCGATACATCTTTAACCACTCTTGAGTTTGAAGCGCAAACTTTCGAACCATTAAAGGCACCGCTTCCCCTAGCAGAAGAAACCACAGAAGTCGCCCAAGTCCAAACCGGACTGGAGTGGAGCGACTATCGCCCCGCGCGTCCTCAAGATTTTGTTGGACGCGCAAAGGACATAAACTTTATATTTGACTTTCTCAAAAAAATCCTAAACGAACAAACCTCCACGCGAATATTTGCTTTGACCGGCGACTCTGGAATGGGCAAGAGTTCGCTAGTAGCCAAGCTCACAGACAAATCAAGAAACGTACAAAACAAGAACAAATACTTTATTTTCCCAGTTGATGTCCGGGCAGCAACAGGGCCTTCATACATTTACTCAGCCCTACTAAAATGTTTAGCAGCCGCCCAAGCTCAAGGTTATGGTGACCCGTCTATAAACCTTGTTATTTCCGACGTAAGCAACGCACTTAACTCATCTTCCATAAAACAGTATCTAAATAGCGTAAAACAACAAAAACGCTTAATTGTATTGGTATTCGATCAATTCGAAGAGCTTTATTCAAAACCCGAGCTTTTCGAAGTATTCAATCGTGCAAAAGCGCTTTTACTTAATGCCGCCAGTGCATGCACGTGTTTGTGCTTAGGCTTCGCTTGGAAAAGCGACAGCACAACTCAAGGGGACCATCCTGCGTACTTTTTCTGGCACCAGCTATCAGACTATCGCTTAACCAGAAAGCTTTCACCGTTTACTGACAACGAATCGAGCGCAGCAATCAGTATCTTTGAAAAAGAACTTGGACAAAAGCTAGAGAACGATCTAAAGCACAACCTAATAGTCAGCAGCCAAGGTTACCCATGGCTGCTGAAAAAGCTTTGCATCCACATTTACGAAAAAATACAGCTAGGCGCCGACCAAGAAAACTTGCTGGCTAACAAACTCGACATTGCAAGCTTGTTTGATACCGACCTTAATCAGTTGAGTAAGGCAGAGCGCGCATGTTTGACCATTGTTGCCCAGCGAGCGCCGGTAGACTGGTTCGAAGTTATAGAATCCTCTAGCGCTGAAGCGCTAGAATCGTTAATGCATCGACGACTGGTTATTCGAAGTGGTGACAGGCTTAACGTTTACTGGGATATTTTCAGAGAGTACCTACTAACGTCAAAGGTACCCGTAATCCCATTGAGATACTTACCAGCTACAGAGCCTGCATCGTTCCTAAGACTTGCAAAACTCCTCAAGACCAATAAAGCACTTACCACCCTCGAGTTAGCCGAACTGGCAGGTTTAAGCGAGGGTTCCATCATGAATTCCGGAATCGATATTCATATTTTTGGTGTAGCCACACGTGAGGAAGGGGCATACCAGTTAAGTCCTGACCTTACTCAAAATAGTGAAGCTTCCATACTTAACGCTGTCCGAGAAAAATTCAAAAAGCATGCATTCATTTTAGCAATTCAGGATCGAACCTCAAATTCATTGCTTACCATGGCCGATGCCATCGCAATACTAAAAGGTATTTTCCCCAATAGCACTTATGCCGAAAAAACATGGCATATATATACTTTGCGCATATGCAAGTGGCTGGAGCTTTGCGGATTCCTTCTACACGTCGGCAATGGTTGGATTTACAAGGACCAAGGGGGAGCTATTACAGGAGTCGTTAAAGCCTCAAGACGACGCCGCTACTCTTCGGTTTTCTCCCCACTTTCCTCGCCTCAGGTAACTGTCGAATGCCTCAAATGGTTATCAACTCAAGCCCCAATAAGGAAAGACGCACAGTTCCCATCCGGCTATAAAAATGCCTTAACGATTCTATCACGTCTTGAGCTAGCACTTTATGAGTCCAAACAAGTCACTGCAAATCTAGACAAAATCAGCAAATACAACTCACTAACTGAGGCCGTTCTAATCAATGCCTCATCCGAACCCATTATCATTGAGTCAGAAAAAGCATTTAAATTAAACCCACAAATCAACGGAAAAGAGCTTGGCCTCCACCTTAAATCCAAGTTTTCGCTGAACTGGGGCGATTCCTCAATCTTACGCAATGGTAGAGAAATCCTAGGCTGGACAAAATGGGTTATGGATATGAGAACCAAGCTACTACTTAACAAGCCCACCCCCATTCCAACACTCGCCCTCGCACTGGATTGAGATGTTTGCGACGCGCCCAGCAGTCTCTATAAAGGGACTGCTACCGCTGATCACAAGGCCTTTACTCTCCACAACTGATCGAGCCGCGTGGTGTAAGACTGACTCATCATCTCACGGCGCATTCCCCAATCGGGGGCACGGGGGTCGCTTCCAGCTCGCATCGTGCCCCTGCCATACCGGCCATTGATCTCATCCAATACCGACATCAAGCGATCACACGCTGTTGGCTGTGAAGTAACAAACAGGTCATAGGTGAATTCACTAGGCTGCCTTAGATCCAGCAACATTACCTCGGCCTTGCTATACCGGTAGCCAGCCTGGTAGATCCGCTCCACAGCCTCCGTTGCCGCCCTTGTTAGCAGCAAGGTGTCATTGGTGGGATACGGCAAGTCTACCAAGGCACCCTTGGCAGAGTGCACCTCGTTAGGGTTGAACATCCCGGTACGGATGCTGACCCGCATGCGATTGCATACCGATCCCTGGGCGCGCAGCTTCTCCGCCGCTCGCGCTGTGTAGGTGGCCACCGCCTGCTTGATCGGTGCCAACTCCGTCAGCCGCTTGCCAAACATCCGGCTGCAGCAGATCTCCTGCTTCGGCGGGTCAGCCTCATCCAGCTCAAGGCAGGGCGTTCCAGCGAGCTCGCGCGCAGTCTTCTCCACCACCACGCTGAACTTGTCGCGCAGCATCCGTGGGTCTGCCTTCGCCAGATCCATGGCCATGCGGATGCCCATCGCCTCAAGGTGTGCTGTCATCCGTCGACCAATGCCCCAGACCTCTTTCACCTCAGTGTTGCGCAGCACCCAATCGCGCTTGAAGTCATCGGTGATATCGACCACCCCGCCCGTATGCACCTGCAAGCGCTTCGCGGTGTGGTTAGCGAGCTTTGCCAGGGTTTTGGTGCGGGCGATACCCACCCCGACGGGGATGCCGGTACAGCGCAGCACCTTGGCGCGGACCTCCCGACCGAACTGGGTCAGGCTCCCCTGCACGCCGGTAAGGTCAGCGAAGCATTCATCGATCGAGTAGACCTCGGCCGCGGGCACCATCGACTCGATCAGCGACATTACTCGCTCGCTCATATCGCCATACAGCGCATAGTTGGACGAGAACGCCACGATGCCATGCCGCCGCAGCTTCTCCTTGGCCTGGAAGAAGGGCTCGCCCATCTTCACGTAGGGCTTGGCGTCATATGACCTGGCGATGACACAGCCGTCGTTGTTGCTCAGCACCACGATGGGCGTCTTGGCCAGATCGGGCCGGAACACGCGCTCGCAGCTCGCGTAGAACGAGTTGCAGTCGATCAGCGCGAACACCTGGTCACTGGGCATGATCGCGCACGCTGTAGCGAACCACACCCCAGATGACCAGGTCGTCGCCTTCCATGACATGCCGCGGTGGGTAGGCGGGATTCTCCGACTGAAGGATCAGCACGCCATTGCGCCGGTACAGGCGCTTGCAGACGGGCTCGGCGTTGATCGCGGCGATCACGATGTCGCCGTGCTCAGCCTCCTTGCTGCGGTCTACGATGAGAAGGTCGCCCGAGAAAATGCCGGCGCCCTGCATGCTGTCGCCCTCCACCTGCACCAAGTACACGTGAGGAGCACGCAGGTCGAAAAGCTCGTCGAGGGAGATATGGCGCTCCAAGTGATCCGCCGCTGGCGAAGGGAATCCGGCCGGCACACGGAACGAGTACACCGGCAGCCGCGTAGGGCCGCCTGTCGGCGCGCCCAGGAAGGTGATGGTCATGGCAGATCAACTCAAATGAATGTCTGTATATTCATACAGTAAACTGTCAGACCGTTCCTACGTCAATGCGCGGACGCGAGGCAGCCGACAAACGAGCGAGGTGGTTTATGTGCGGGAGGCTAAGTCAGTACAGCGGCATCCATGACTTCGTTGACACTCTGAGCATGCCGGACGTCTGGCGAAACAACGTCAGCGACCAGCCTCTTGGCCGGTACAACGTCGCGCCAACGACGAATGTGGCGGTGCTTCGAGTAGATGACGCAGGCCCGCGCGCGGACCTGGTGAGGTGGGGGTGGCGGCCGCACTGGGCGGCCGACCGGGCGGCGCCGATCAACGCCAGGGTCGAAAAGGTGGCGCACGGCCCGTTCTTCCGCGCGATCTGGCCGCACCGGGCAATCGTACCGGTGGACGGCTGGTATGAATGGGTGGATGAAGGAGGACCGAAAAAGCAACCCTACTTCATCCACCGACGAGATGGACGCCCTGCCCTATGCGCTTCCATAGGTCAGTTCGCAGGCAACGAGCACGATGGGTTCGTCATCATCACCGCCGACGCACAGGGCGGGATGGTCGACGTGCATGATCGGCGACCAGTCGTACTGTCGCCCGATCTGGCTATCGAATGGGTTGCGGCCGGCATGCCCAGCGAGCACGCTGAACAGATGGTGCTCAACCTGGGCGAGCCGGCCGAGGCCTTCGAGTGGTACCGCGTAGGAACTGCCGTGGGCAACGTGCGGAACCAGGGGCCAGCTCTAATCGAGCCGGCTCAGTGACGAATCAGGGCTTGATGGCCAAGCGCATACAACTGGTAGTCGGTGACCGCCTTAAATGAGGACTCTGCTATCAATCGCAGGCGCTCAACCTCCTCTGCCGGCGCTCCCGAGTCCTGCGCCCTGTGGTAAGCGCGCATGTCCTCAAGAGCCACATTCATCAGCGGCTCACCTGCCTGGATCATTCCTTCGATGGTTCGCTTCACGACACTGCCCTGATGTTTAGATTAGGGCAGTATAAAGTGCCAGCCAGAGATACGCGCAGGCCTCAGAACAGCTGTCCCAACCGTTCCGGCTCCCAGTTCATGATCACCAGCTCACCAGTGACATCGGCCTTGCCCTGCCGCTGGTTGGTGTTGCTGTAGCGGATGTCCAGGCACTCGAAGCGGAAACCGTCGAAGGCTCGCCGGATGTCCGGGTGATCGTTGATGCTGACCATCACCCTGCCCTTGCAACGCCGCATGAAGTCGCCCATGCGCTCGTACTCCTCGAACGGGAAGTCGACGCCGTAGCCGGCGGTCTGCCAGTAAGGCGGGTCCATGTAGAAGAATGTGTGCGCTCGATCGTAGCGCTCGGCGCACTCAAGCCATGGGAGGTTCTCGACGTACGTGCCGGCCAGGCGCTGCCATGCGGCCGAGAGATTCTCCTCGATGCGCAGCAGGTTGATGGCTGGCCCCGTGGTAGCGGTACCGAACGTCTGCCCGGTGACCTTGCCGCCGAAGGCATGCTGCTGCAGGTAGAAGAACCGGGCGGCTCTCTGGATATCGGTCAGCGTCTCGGGGCGGGTCATCTTCTGCCACTCGAAGATCTGGCGCGAACTGAGCGCCCACTTGAACTGGCGGACGAACTCCTCGAGGTGGTTCTGCACCACCCGGTAGAGCGTCACCAGATCGCCGTTGAGGTCGTTAAGCACCTCGACCGGAGCAGCCTGGGGACGCATGAAGTACAACGCGGCACCGCCGGCGAAGACTTCGACATAGCATTCATGAGGGGGAAAGAGTGGGATCAAGCGGTCGGCCAGACGGCGCTTGCCGCCCATCCAGGGAATGATTGGAGAGGTCATTGATTGCAAGTCTTTACTGTATGGATAAACAGGTGTTAGGCTCGCCGCGCTTTGTGCACAAGGCAGGGGCCACGGCTGGACTTGCAGGAAGGGTCTGCGGGTTCGGCGGGCCGGGCTGGATGTTGACGCATCCACCCGGCTCGCCTCTTTACTACTTCAAAACTTCGCGCACGTAGGCCTGACAGGCCTTCAGCGCAATCAGTCCTCGATTGCCTTCGTCGGTGATGGCGATAATTCTTCGAGCATGCGCTGGGTCAAGTTGGGCGCGTAGGGCTCCAACCACCACGCCTCCGGTGCCGGCGGGCGCTCGCACCCCACCGCCACAACCCTGGGCGGCAAGGGATCCGGCGTCGACCAGGACTGACAACCGCAGATCAGCAGTAGCAAGCCGGTCGCGCAGGCGAGCCTGAGCTTGTTGAGCATCGTTCATCTCCTTCCAGTGGGTTTTGTCTTGGGCCTGCAGGCGATCTTCCAACGCGCGCCTTGCTGCCTGCTGCTGTTCGAGCTGGCCGAGCGCCGCCACTGCTGCAGCCTCCCGCTCCCGACCATGCTCCAGATCCTTTGCCGCCAGCTGCTGCTCGTAGCCCGCCGCCTGCGTGGCCAGCTCGTTGGCCTGCCACCACCAGGCAAACCGTGCGCCGACCACGGCCCCGAACACCAGGGCCAGCAGAGCAAGCCGCGATTCCAGGCCCATCAGATCAGCACCTGCTCGGCACGCCTGTAGATCGCCAAGCGATCCTCCAAACCATTCAGGCCGCCGTTGATGCGCCGCGTGATGGCTTCGAACGCCGACGGCCCCTTGTCGGCCAGCGAGTTAAGGCCCGCCTGTTGCCAGAACCACCCGGCCGAGTCAGCGGCATGCTCAGGGCGCTCGAGGAGTTCGGGGTGGGCCAGCAGGTCCAGGCCCAGGGCCTCGCCACAGCGCTTGTAGTTGTCGTGCCCGGTGACCTGAATCAGGCCCCGGCCGCGGTACTTCTGGCCGTCGCCATCGGCCTCGGGCGTGTTACCCAGGCGCGCAGCGAGCTTGCCGGTGTCGTACTTGCTCAGGTACTGGTAGCCGCCCAGCTCGCGGACGTAGCGCAGCTGGCCCGATTCATGGCCAACCTGGGCGAGCCACGCACGCTTGCGAAAGGGAGTGACGATCCCCCACTTCACCATCGCCGCGTTCAAGACAGGAAGAAAAACGCCGGCTTGGGTGCCGGCGTTGGGGAGGATCTGCTGCAGCTGCTTGAGGGTGACTGTCATCTTGAATCTCCTGTTATGGCCGCTCAGGCCGGGTTGACCGCGACCACCTTCAGTGGCTTGTCGGATTTCGATTTCTTGCCCTTACCTTTGGCCTTGGCCTTGCCCTTCTTCCCGCCGTTGCATTCCACGGCGGTTGACCAGCCAGAGGCATCGAACGTCTGCTCGACGCTGTCGACCAGGTACTGCCCATCGAGCCCATCCTTGAAGCCCTGGGCGTTGATCACCCGCTCAGCGAACAGGTCGGTTCTCCCAGCCATCTGCAGGCGCACGCCGGCCGTGCTGCGGTTGAATGCCGCGAGCTTGGCTTTGGCCGCCTGCTGGGCTGCCGACTTGTTCGGGTAGATGTGGCGATCGGTGTGTACGCCCGGCAGACCGGAGGGGGCTTCGTCGTTGCCCAGCTCGATGACGGCCAGTTTTCCAGTCTTCTTGTCCTGGTGCGTGGTCTTCACGGCCGCCTGCGCGTTGCGATCGCCGAGTCGGAATTGCCATCGGCTTACATCCGCCGGGGTGATCGTGACCGTGCCAAAGGCCTTGCCGCTGGCACTCAGGCTGGCTTCGCGGGGCATGACCAGCAGCTTGCCGTCGGCCACCTTCGCCGTGCAGTCGTACTGCTTGGCCAGGCGGGTGATGAAGTTGAAGTCGGATTCGTTGCGCTGGTCGACGCGATCGACCTTCGCCTGCACAGGACAGACCGGTGTCCAGCCGTTGCGGGCGGCGATGTCGCGGACAATCTGCGACAGTGGCACGCCTTCCCAACTGCCACTGCGTGTGGTCTTGCCGGTGCCGCGCATATCGCTGGCCTTGCCGCGGATCACCATGGTGCGGGGCGGCGCCGAAACCTCGATCTCGTCGACGGTGTACCGCCCCAGACGAGCCAGCGGCTGCCCAACGTAGCCCAGGTGGACTTCGATCCGGGCGCCCCTGGCAGGCAGAGCCACCGCAGCGTCGCGGTCATCGATCCGCAGCTCGAACTCGTCGGAGTCCATGCCGGGCTTGTCGGTGGTTCTCAGCAGGATCAGCCGGTCGTTGATCAGCATCGTGATGTCCCTGCCATCAGCGACGATGCGGAAAGTGGGTTGCATAGGCCCTCCAGAATGAAAGAGCCCCGCACAGGGCGGGGCTCGGTGTGTGGCGGTGGGTCACCCCCACAGCTCGATTGTCTCGATCGACGGCGGTGCCAGCTCGGGCAGCACGATGATCACCCCGGCGCGGTAGGGCTGCAGCTCATCCGCCAACCCAGGATTCTCCTGCAGCACCAGTTCGACGGTGCCGTTGAGGTGCCCGTAATGCTGGTAGCACAGCGTGTCCAGCAGATCCCCGTCAGACGTTCTGCATGTCGTTGCCATACTTCACAAACTCCAGTGAGAAACCCTGCTTGCGCGGGATGCCGCCGGCCAGCAGCGCGCCCTGCTCCTCGTCCAAGTTGGTCAAGCACCAGGTGCCCAGCACGTCGCCGTAACCGGTCACCAGGCTGATCGGCTGTAGCCGGCGGACGATTGTGCGCAGCGCATCCAGCTGCTTGATCCCGCCCCTGCTGGTGAAGATCACGCCTTTGAGCGTGATCTTGTCCTCGCCCTGCCCGACCGCCTGCTGCGCAATATCCCGCGTGAGGCGCTCCTGGCCGGCCCAACGCGCCGATGTCTGCCGGCGGAGTTCGTCAAAGGCCGCGGTATCCAGGTTGAAGTAATACGGCTGCAGCTTGGCGTCGAGCGGCTGCAGGATCAGCAGGTGCGGGAATGGTTTGATTGCCTCGGCTGCCGGCGTTGCCAGCGGCGCAAGCGCACTGGTCGGCAGGATGTTGGCCAGCGTAGGGCTTGCCTGCCCAGCGATGCGGCTGATCGCCGCTGATGCCCTGCCGGCCTGTTCCTTCAGCGAGCCGATGCGGTCTTGCACCGCTGCCGCTCCGCTGACCACCTGGCTGTAGGTTGACGCCACCTGCCCCACCGTGGACTGGGCCGCGTTGATGGCTCGCATCGTGCGCTGCAGCCTCTGGCCGAGGGCCGGGCCAAGGACTGGCAGGCTCTCCAGCTCCGAGGCGGCTCCGGTCATATCGCCGACGGCACCGGTCAGCGGTCCCAGCATACCGTCGAGGCTGGTGCGGCCAGCCTCCCCCGCCGCAATCAACGACGACAGCGTCGACTGCATGGACGCCATGTAGGCCATGGCACCTCCTTAGACATGTGGTTGATCGAAGAGCTGACCAGCAGCCTGTCGCGCAAGGCTTTCCCGTGACCAGGTCTCCCAGCTGTTGCGGATCATCCCCTCGAGCGAGCGAAACACCTGCTGCGGATCCTTGACGTCGCCTTGAACGGTGATCGGCATGTTGGGCATGTAGGAGAACTGCTGGTCGACCTTGGGCGGGTCCGCTTTCGGCTTGGCCTGCTCGAGCGCCTGGGCCACGACGGGCGCCGTGGGAGCGGGTGCTGCAGCTGCGATCGATCGCGCGACATCCCCTGGCGCGGCCTTGTCCTTGTCGACCTTCGCCACCTGCTCATCCTCGCCGAACAGCTTCTTGCCCAGCCAACCGCCCAGGCCCTCACCGCCGAGGCCACCGATCGCAGCACCGATGGCGCCACCAATCGCCGTGCCCAAGACCGGTACAACCGAACCGAGCGCCGCACCTGCAGCACCGCCCGCCAGCGCGCCGGCCAATCCGCCCGCCGCACTGCCGTAGCCCTCAGCCTTCTCGTCCTGGGTTTTCGCGTTCAGGGCTGTCTCGACCACGGTCATGCCTGCATCGAGGATCTTCCCGCCTGGAAGCCTGCCGACCACCTTCGACACCTTGCCGGCGGCACCCATCATTCGGCCTATCCGCCCGACCTCAGCTGCAGCAGTCGCAGCACCTGCGGCTGCCACACCTGTCGTAGCACCTGCTCGAGCGACTCGGCCAACAGCACCCGAAGGAGCGGATCGACGCGGCGCAGGTCCACCCCGGCCCCTGCGCTGCCGGCGGCGCCGTCGACCACCCGGCGCCCCCACGTCGGCCGATGAGCCAAACCCGCCGAGGTCCTTGGCGTTGACGACAAACACACGCTGTGGCTCGCTCCCGAGGCCACCACGATCATCGTTCGCAGCACCCGAGCCAAACACCTTGCCTAAGGCGCCGAGACCTGCATCGACCACCGGATTGCCCGTCTCCGGCAGGTCTCCCTCGCCACCGACGCCGCGCGCCATCCTGCGGCCTCGTGCGAGGTTGATCACCCCACGCCCAACCTTGATCGCACTGCGTGCCGTGAGGAAAGCCATCACCGCCGCAGCAACGCCCGAAATGCCCATGACCAGCCCAGGCAGCTTGTCAGACAGATAGGTGATGCCATGAGCGATCTTGGTCAGCCCTGTTGCCAGCAGATCAGTGGCCGGGCGGATCGCATCGCCAATGCTGCGCATCGAGTCATCCACGGCCTGGCCCAACTCGCTCCACTGCTGCTTGGACGTTTCTCGACGCTCGGCCAGGTTCTTGTCGAGGATGCCCCCTACCTTTTTCGCATCAGCCGAATCGGCCTTGAGGGTGTTGTACAGCCCCCGGTTCTGCGCGTAGGCCGTGAGCGCTGCCTTGACCTGCATGTCGGCGAACACATCACCGGTACGCAGGCTTCTTTCCAGCGCCTCGAGCGACGCCTTGACCTTCTCCGGGTTAGCCTCCTTGTCGATGTTGACCTGGGCGTCCTTCATCGCCTGGGCCTTCTTCGGGTCGGTCTTTTCGACGTACTGCATGGCCAGGCCCATGGACGCCTCGATGACGTTCATGCCCTTCTGCAGGCCAGTGTTCAGCGACTTCTGGTAGTCGATCCCGGCCTTTGCATAGTTCTTCTGGATGTCCCCGGCACCGATCTTCTCTATCCAGTTCTTGAAGTTGTTCGCCGCCTCGTCGGCGCTGCCAGCGGTCTTCATCTGCACCTGCAGCATCGAGCCCAGCGAAGTGACCGCATCCAGCCCGGTGACGCCGTTCTTCTCCATCCCGGCCAACAGTTGCGGAAACCAGCGCGCCATGTCGCTGGCTTCAAAGCTACCGGCCTGGCCTTGGTACGCGATGGCCTCCAACGCCTGCTGCATGACCTTGGGATCGGTGATCTTGGCGTTCTGCTGCAGCGCCTGGATCATCGCCGCTGTGTCGACGCCCGAGGAGCCTTGGCCGACGGCGAATTTCGCCGCCGTCGGTGCATAGGCCATGGCCTTGTCCACCTCCATACCGGCGCCGACCAGTTGGTTGATCAGGTCCGCCACGTCGTTGCGCGACATCCCGGTATCACGCGCGGTATCGATTACCGCACGGCTGAGCTGAGCCTCTTGCGGCTTGTTGACGATGTCCGACTTGATCGCGATGTCACGGATGATCGCTTGATAGTCCGCACTGATCTTCGTGGGGATCGCCGCCAGACCTGCGCCGACCACGGTGGCACCGATGTTGGACTTGAGCGACGACTTGCCCGCATCGATCTGTTGCCGGCCTTTCTGCTGCAGATCTGCAGCTTTTGCTTCACGCCCGAGTCGCTGGTACTCCTTGGACAGCCGGCCGACTTCGACGCCCTGTTTCTTCAGCGCATCGAGATTGCCCTCCAGGCGCCGCAGCAACCCGGAGGCCGCCGCCGCGCCGCTGTCGTGCGCCTTCTTCCATTCCTCCCTGAGCTTGATCGTTTCGCCGATGGTGTTCTTCAACACCTTTGCGCGGCTGCCGCTCTCCTCGAGCTTCTTGATATGACCCTTGGCGGTACCGAATGCCGAACCAAGCGATGCGGCAACGGCCCCGCCAATTTCCAGCGCGATCGCCAGCTTTGCCATGCGCTACCCTCCTGCAGGCTCAATCCGTGAGCCACCAGACGATGTCCATCCAGGGCATCGCAGAGATCTCTGCCGCCGAGAAACCCAACTCCTTTGCCAGCCGCTTGGCCAGCTGCTTCTGAGATCGCGGGTCAAAGCTCGTCGTCTTGCACCAGGCGAAAATAGCCGGCCTGCAAACGGCTGTAGTCCTTCAGGGTCAGGCCTTCGAGGTCCTTCAGGCCGACCTCGGCCAGCGAGGCGAACAGGTTCAGTTCGCGTTGTTCATCGTCACCATTGGTGAGCTGCTGTGCAGCACGGATGTCGCGCACCGTCGGCGCGCGCAGGTTCAGCTTGTCCACCTGCACACCATTGCACTCGGCGGGCCTGCTCAAGGTGACGATGACGCGGTCGGTTTCAAGCTGCAGGTAAGCGGGGATCTTCTTGCTCATGAGGTGTTGTCCTTATCTGTGAGTACGTTAGAGGCCCAGGGCCTGGCGTTGCTGGGCGAGCTGGTCGACGCCGTCGATCACGCGCTTCATGCCCAGGGCATCGATCTCGTAGATCAGGCGCCCGTCGACCTCGAGCTTGTAGTAGGTCACCGCAACGTTGTGCTTGATCTCAGCCTTGTCGCCCGCCTTCCAGTCGCCCATGTCGACCTCTTTCAGCGCGCCGCGCAGGGTAACGATCACTGGGGTGACCTTGCCCTTGAGGCCCTTGAAGGCGCCGCGGAACGTACCGTTGAAGGCGGTACCGTCAGCCAGGCCGAAGAACTTCAGCGCCTCGCGCCGCACGCCGGTGGTGGTGAAGGCGGCCTCTTGCTTCTCCATGCCCTGCTCCATCTCGATCGGCATGTCCATGCCGCCCGGGCGGTGCTCTTCCATCTTCAGGGTGAGCTTGGGCAGGGTCAGGCTGGGCACGTCGCCCTGGAAGCTGACGCCGTCGACAAACAGGTTCAGGTTTGCCAGTGTTTCGGGAATCATCGCCATGAGGGTCGCTCCTTATGCGTTGGCGTCGAGGACTTCGGTCAGCCACTGGTTGGTGACCTCGACGCGGAAATTGGGGTTTTCGGCAGGCGGTACGTCGGTGAAGCGGATGTTCCAGTACACCTTGCCCTGCTCCAGCTGGCTGGCAGTGTTCAGGTCCGGATCGGCAAAGACCTCGAAGTTGATGATCGCACCCTGGTTCTTCAGGTCGCGCATGAAGGCCTGCAGGCCCTCGGTGACGTCCTTGACGTAGGTGGCGGTGATGGAGCGGTCGACGGCCCACTTGTGGCCGTA